AGAACCGCAGCCACTCGTCTTTGAAGCCTTGGGCCTCGTCGGCGCGCGGGTTCTGCAGCATCTGGCACGAGAAAATGTAGCTGCCTTCGGCGCGCAGCTTGGTATCCAAGCGCTCGCGGGACAGCAGCACCGGCACGCCCGTGGCGGTGCCGTCCTCGGTGGCGGCGTAGATGCGCGGAATGACCGTGCCGCGCTCCATCACCGTCTTGTAACTGTCATTGAAGTGGTAGCGGGTGCCGATGAACCGGATCGTCCCGCCGTCCGTCCCCAGGTTGTAGGACAGCGCCAGCGCGTCCGTGGTCTTGGCGATCATCTCCGGCGTCGTCACCGACGAGACGGTCACCACGTCGTCATAGACAAGTCGCGGAAAGTGCTTGCCGGTCGGCTGCCCGTCCACGACGCCCCACGCTTCGATGGTCGCCTCTTTCGGGTTGCTCTTGCGCTTGACGATGATCCCGTCATCTTCCGACCACTTCGGCGATTGCTTGCGCGGGTCGGCGTACAGGACATCCGGGAACAAGGCCTTCAGGCGCTCGTTCTTTTCCAGTTCCTCTTTGATCTGCCGCAGGAAGCCTTTGGCGATGGGGCGTGTGTGGCTGAAGATGCCGAAACACAGTTCCCGGCCCTTGTACTCCGGCAGCGGGTCGTCGCCGTGGCTGCCCAGCAGTTCCAGGATGGTCAGGCCAAAGGTGATGATCGTGGACTTGTAATGCTCGCGTGCCCACAGGTCGAGGCGGTTGTCGCGGTCGCGCTGGACTTCCTCACAGCGGGCCTTCAGCCACGGCCGGTCGATGTCCTTGCGGCCCAATACCTCGGTTAGCAGGAAAAACAGGTCCGTCCGCGCGCGTTGACGATCCTGGCGGCGCTGCTTTTCTTCCAGCAGCGCGACCAGTTCGACCTTTTCGACGCGGGACAGGGCGGCATTCACGGCGCCGTCACCGTCAGGCGGCTGGCGCCATTGGCAGGCGACACGTCACTGAACCAGCCGGCCCACAGGCAGCGCACATAGAACTGCTGGGCCATCTGCGAGCCGTCGTCGAACGTGGCAATGACCCGCAGCATGTTGTCGCCGGCCCAGCCGCACGACAGGATCACCGACGTAGAACGCTGATCGGCGGCGATGGCCGCATCGCTCATGTTCACGGCGAACGGCGAGTCAATGTCCCACTGCGCCGAGACGATGGTGCGGGCCGGCTCAATCGCGCCGTTGAAGTTGGCGATCAGGGTCCGGCGTTCCAGCGGATACACCCGCGTCTGGTGGATCACCTCGCGGTTGTAGCCGGAGACGTTGCAGGTCGTGGAGCGGCCGAGCATCAGGTGCCGTCCTTGCCCATCAGGGCGCGAATGCGGGCATCCAAGTCGGCGTCACTGGCCGAGGTCGGAACCAGCGGGTTGTCGGGGTCGTTGGCGTGCTGCACGCGCTCGCCGTAGCGCTTGGGCAGGAACTTGGAGGCGAACCACTTGCGGGCGTCCAATTCGACGCGGGCCATGTTCGGGTCGATGCGACCCTCCCGCATGTCCTGAATCGTCTGCTCTATCTTTTCGACCTGATCGCCGGCCAAGCTTTCGAGGGCGCGCGCGTAAGCGTCACCAGCGGCTTCCCTCAACGCTGCAGCCCGAAACGTGGCGCGGTTAATCCCGACTTCGCCACAAGCGGCGTTCTCGCTCATGCCGCCTTCAATCAAGGCGATCACCTGACGGACTTGTGCCATGCGGTCGTCTTGCTTGGCCGCCTTGCCTGCCATCAGTTCATCGCCCCTACGTACTCGGCGGCCTTGCTGGCCGCTTGGCCGAGGATGCCGTGATAGTCGGAGATGGCCGTGTCGCGCTCGCCAAACTGCGACCGGGCCAACGCTTGCGCCGTCTCATGGAACGCGGCCACTTGCCGGAGCTGGTCGGCCAAGGTCATGCCCGACACGGCCGCAAGGGCGGCAGTGCGGGTGGCGGTCAATGCGGCCTCGTAGTCGCTCACCGAAGCGGCTTCCGTTGCTTGTTCTTCGCCATCTGCGTCGGGCTGTCGTCGTACTGACGAACCGGGGCCTTGCCCTGGCCGGTCACGACGCGGTTAATCAGCCCGACGACGCGCTCGGAACCGCTACGCGGATCGGCGAGGCCCATGCGGTAGACCCGTTCCTTTGCCATGTCGCCCCCTTTAGGCGGTGCTGACGCCGATGTCCGATGCAGTGGCCGGTCGGACCACGCTGTAGGTGCCCGGCCCCTGCGCGAAGTAGCGCCGGCAGGCGTTGGTGATCGTGCCGACTAGGGCCGATTCGCCGTTGGTGTCCAAGCGGACTTCCAACACGTCGGCCGACGCCCAAGCGCCCCCGGTCGGGGCATAGCCCACAATGTTGGCGTTAGCGCCGGAGGCCAGCACGACCGTGGTACTGGTCGCCTTGGTCTGTCCGGCTGCGAGAATGATCGTTGCCATTTAACCCCCGTTGACTGCGCGTTGGGCGGACTTCCACGTATCTTGCCACCATTTCACGTCGGCGTCACAACTTCCGCTGATTCGCTGAACACGTCCAATGTCTGCCGCTCGTAGGTCGGCGCCTGGAACCGGCTCGGCGGCAGTTCCGGCATCCTCACCGGGGCCGGGCAGTTTCCCGAGGCAGGCTTGCCAGTGCTGGCGCAACTGGACAGCGCCAGACTTAAGGCCAGCCACAGTAGCGGCGCTGCGGGCTTCCACGTCTCGGAGGGTTTGGGCATGGCGGGCGTCTGCTTGGATGATTTCAGCGGATAGGGCGGATTCGCGTTTGCGGTGCTCGGCTTCCAATTCGGCGAACAGCTGCTGGGCCTGCTCGGCTTCCTTCATCGCCCGCAACTCGTATTCGGCCCTGACTTCGGCCTCGCGCTGGTCGGCCCGTGCTTCGCCGTACCACCAACACGCCGCGACCGCAGCGGCTAGGGCATACGCCTGCCACGGGACGGCCCGGAGTGCAGCGACCACCGCCCCGCCGAGCCGTCCCAATAGCGGGATAATCAGCGGGATCATGGCGGCAGCACCACGTCACCGGGCGCCAGTTCGCGCCCCTGGTCGGTCACCGTGTCGCCGGCCACTTGGAACCGGCCGGCGGCCACTTCCTCGCGCAGCCACGCGGGCGCCACGATGGGTCCGAAGTCGAACAGCGGGCGGCCGTTGCGGGCACCCCGGAAGATCACGCGCGGCTCGCTCATGGCGCCCCCTTGGTCAGCTTGTCGATGGTTTCGGGGTGCCTCTTGCTGCCGAGGCTGGAGCCGAAGTAATAGCCGACAATCAAGCCGGCCAGCGTCTGCAGCGCGCCGACGAACTGAACAAGCGTGGTTTCGTTGCCCTTAGGGATTTCCTTGTAGACCAAGGCCCAGGCAACAAACGCCATCGTGGATAGGATCGAAGTCGCCACCACGAACGCGGCAGCGTTGGTGACGATCCGCTGGCCGAGGCTGTCGCTCACGGTCAGTCTTTGTCGGCGCGCTCGCCGAGGAACAGATACGCTTCCTCAACGGTGTCGAACACATGGGTTTCCGGCGCGGCCTTGGCGGCGGCGCGTTTGGGCTTGATGACGATAATCACCTCCTCCTCCATCTCATTTCTCCTTTGGCCGGACCATGCCGGCATTGATGTAGGCGCGAATCGCCTTGATGTCCTGGCGCAGTTCCAGCGTGTCGATGCGGACCTGGTTGCGGGTGTCGTTTGCCACGTACAGACCGAAGGTGCCAAACGCCAGACCAACGGCCGCCGCCAGTAGACAGACGGTCAGTTGCCACGACGACGCGCCGTGGACGTTGATTTCCGCCCGGCTGTCGTTGCGGCTGATCCGCTCCAATGCGTCCCGAATGTCGTTCACCTTGTGCTCCATCCCCGTGATCCTCGGCCCTAGCGGCTCCATGCCCTTACTCCCTGCGGTCGTGAATTTTCCCGCGCTCGTCCATCCGAATCACCATGTCGCGGACCTGGGTCAGCGTCTTGTCCATGCTGTCGATGCGGGTCACTAGGGCTTCCACGTCCTCACGGGACGCCAGTTCCTTGACCATCTGCAATTCCAGCGCGCCGACTTTCTCGGCGATCTTGTTCACTTTGTCGTCGCGGGCCTTGTCCTTGTCGCGCGCGCCGTTCAGCAGCACGCCGACAATCAGCAGCGTCAAGCCGCTGACCAGCGACGCCATCCAATTCGGAAACTCGGGGAGCATCAGGCCAGCGCCCGCAGTGCGCGTTCGTGCCGGGCGCGCCGGTCGGCCGCGCCGTTCTGGCCGCCATTGATGCGCTGGGTAATGCGGTCGAATAGGCCCTGCTCGGCCAACTCGTTCAGGTCGTGGTCGAACCAAAAGGCGGCAGCGGAGCGGGCGGCCCATTGCGGCTCGGTCAGCAGGTCCGGCGCCTCGGGGAAGTCCGGCACGTCGGCGAAGCGCTCGCGCAGTAGCTCGGTCGTCGCCTCGTA